GATCCGGTTTTTGTTGTTTTCCATTTGTTTTTGAACACCAAATATTACCTTGATTATCATTTGGTCCAGTTCCTCTATAAATACACATATTTCCATCATCTTGGAGAATCAAAAAATAAAAACTACTAGGGTTTAAACTATATACAGCATTAGACCATCCTCCGCCAGTCCAAGAACCATCATTAATTTTAGTACAATTGCCAGCTTTTCCATATTTAGTTGTGCTTGCTAAATCATTACTTAGAGCACATTGTGCATTAGTTCCAGAAGTTGAATTTTGTAAACCAAAATATTTATAATTTCCATCTTCGGCGATATCGTTACATTGTTGTAAGCTGTATTTTTGTTTACCACTATTATGTAATGGCATTGCCCTACTACTTTTATCCCCATAACATCCAAGGTAGTTTGAAGGAATAGCACTTTTATTATCAGTATTAAAAATAGATGAACCTGATGTGTTATATACAGTTAAAGCACCTTGATCTGTTAGATAGGCATAATTACCAGAACCGGTTATTTTGCTATCCCACAATGGTACAGCTTTTGTTACAGCATAAGCAGTTCCAGGTTTAGTAACACCTACATAATCATTACTAACAGCACAATATCCTTGGTTTGTTTGAGTATTCACATTTTGAAGAGCAAAATATTTATAACCTGCGTTCAATGATTCATCCTTACACATATTATAAGTATATGTACCACCACTACTACTAGACCCACCGATTGCTATTTTTTGAACAGCAGATGATTTATCACCAGACGAATTTTTACCAAGAAATTTTATAGTGTTATTTCCAGTTGTCTTAATATCAAGAGTTGTTGAATAACTAGTCCAAGTATTAGGTGGCGTAATATTATAAAAAGTTGTTCCGTTTAATTGTACATCTATAGGATTTGGTCCTGCTCCAGGTCTAGCGCAAGCCATAAATGTTAAAGTATATTTACCACTACCTATATTTATGGTTTGTTCAATAGATGTTGTATTTTGAAGTGAAACACATTGATTCCCATCCGGATAAGGTGTTGGATAACCCCAAGCAGTAGAATTATTTAATAGAGCAGGAGAATTAAAAACCCAATTAGGAACCTTAGAACTACTAGTAATATATTGAAAACTATTTTTAGATATTACTGGTTGAGAGAAACTCCCATTTAAAATATAATTTGGAGGTGGAGGAGAGCCTCCAATAAAAGTCATTGTACGAGCACTAGAATTATCAGCATAACATCCTTTATATTTAGCTGTTGATTTATTAACAAGACTGTTTACATATACATTATTTCCTTCGTTACCACATGATTGTGCTGCGGAAATAGAAGTTCCTACAACTAAAGGTGGGGAAGTTGGAATTGTGGTTCCTTCTATTAAATAAGATGGGTCCCAAGGTATATCAAGCTTAATAAGAGATTTATCAGATGGACATCCATTTTTTCCCCACATTCCTTCGTAAGCAGACATATTTGTAATATGTTTTGCTACACCTTGATTTGTAACATACATAATAGCTCCATTATCAGGCCAATTTATATACTTATTTAAATATCTATTATTAGAGCTTGTTCTATCTATATAACCAGTTGTAGAACTACTAATTTTTTCCAATAAATCATTATATTCTTTTAAGGTGTCGTTATATTGTGTTTGTAAATTTGAAATAGTTTGTTTATCTGAAGATATATCGGTTGATTTTAACAAATTCGTTGTTTGTTCAGTTATACCTTGACTATTATTACTACTTTGAATATCAAAACCCTCAATACCACTTAATTGAACAGCCTTTTTTTCTAAACTATTACTAATCTTGTTTTGATATTTTTTAAATTTGCTACCTTGATTTAAAGATTGGCTTAGTAACTGTGAATTATTATTATAATTACTAGCCCCATCAGTTATAGATTTTGGTTTTGTTAAATCATCAAAATTTGAAAATAGATTTTTTACTATACTTGTCATATTAATATAAATAGATACAAAAAACTAATATTAATTTAATTTAATTTAAATAAATAGTATATTATAAAAAATATACCTATTAAAAAAGGTAATATTTTATAAATATTATGATTATTACCACCTCCAACTTGCTCAGAACTTACTGTAAACTTGATGAATAAAAAACATAGTAAAAATACAATTAATAATAAGATAATATAATGATAATAATACATAGTAACATTAACTTCACCATTTTCTTGAGCTGAATTGAGTGTTTGAAACTGTGTCACTAATTTGTTAATTTCTTGTTTTTCTTGTTCTAATACATTATAATTTTGTAAAAGAGCATCTTCTTGTTCTTTAGATTTGTCTAAATTTTTAACATAACTTCCATATGATTCATTCATTGTATTACTCATCTCTTTATTAATATCTAGTAATTGTTGATTTAGTTTTTGTAATTTCTCACTATAATATGTACTTTTTTCTTTTGAATCAATATTTGCAATAAAATCATTATATGTAGTTTGATAATCATTTAAAAGTGAATTAAAATTAGTACTAAGTGTTTGTAATTGTGAAGAACTCATTATATATAAATAATAAGAATATATAATAAAATATTAATAATAAAATATTAATAATAAAATATTAATCAATGTAAAAAAGATTACCAAACGAACCAAAAACAGATGAAAACCCATTAGAAATACCATTCCCAACACTACTTGCTGTATTTTTAATATCCGTAAAATAATTCACTAATATTATAGCAATTATAATTATTAATACAACCATATAAGTTGATGGAGGTAATTCACCACCTTGTTGAATATAGCTGGAGGACGAAGTATTACTTTGGGCACTTGTAAACATACCAGAAAATTTATAGAATAAAATAATAATACCTATGACAATGATTAATAATAAAATAAATGTATAATACTTTTGATAAATTTCTATAGTCCCTTGGGTTTCACTTTCATGTAAAGTGTCATATTGGTCTAAAAGTGATTTAATTTTTTTTCGCTCTATATTTAGATGTAAATAATTTTGTAATAAGTTATTATCTATATTTTCATTTTGTTGTTTTAAATTATTATATTCTATTTCACCCTTTTTATTTATCTTTTGAATTTTACTATTTGTATCTAATAATTTTTTATTAATACTTTCTATTACTATTAAGTATTGTTTGGCTTCAGGAACAATCGCATAATCTGTATTTAAACCTTTTGCTAATTCACCATCACCTGTTCTTAGCCAACACATTGGTTGTTTATGTCCAGTTGGATTAAAAGTGGCACCACTACATCCAGATGTTTTAGCACATAATGCTTTACATTGTTCAAGGTCGCCTCCAGTATAAACACTTTGAGAACCAGCTTGTCCAGTTCCCCAAAAAGTTTGGCCGGTCAATGATGTAAATGTTGGTTTATTAATATTATAATCAGCACTAGTAGATGTACTATATTTTGTATTACTATTTCTATTTTTTCCATAACAACCATCTCTATGTTCTGTATCAGTCATAGTAGCCCATAAAAAACTATCGTATATCAAACCATTTAGAGTTTGATTTTTCGCCCATTTTTCTGAAGCATTTGGAGGTGTTGTCGTACAACCAGAATGTTTCCAAATTTTATCATAACAAGCTTGACTAATTCCTTTACTATCGGGTGAAAATTCGCTACAACCTTGTGTGGATTGTTTTTGTAAAAAACTAACATAGTTTGAAACTGCTTGCCTATATGCATTTAATTGTGTCTTATATTCTAAATTCAAATTTTCTAAATCCATTGCATTTTGATTTGTTGGTATTTCATAATTTATATTTTCTTTATTTTTTACCTGTTTATTATTATTGTCTTGTTTTCCTTGATTATTTTGACTATTATTTTTATTCATTTATATAATTATGTAAGAAAACAATAATTAGCTTCTCCTTGAATAAAAATAATATATTATTGTTGTTAAAGAGAGAAAACTAAATCCAAATAAAATATGTGTATTAGGTGGTTTTTGTGGCGGAGATGGTTCATCAAAACCATACATTATTTTTTTTAGTTCTCTCTCTTTCTTGTATTCAATCATTTGTTTCATATATTTATCATTGCTTTTTTTAATATAATCATTCAAATCAGGATTAAAGAGATATGCGTTTTTTTTAATGTACAATGAAGTAAACATCTATTTAATTTTAATTATAAAAAAATATTTAAGTTTTACTTAATTAATATTCATATTTTGTTGTTTAAAAACCTTAGATATACATAGACCAGCAACAAAAATACTTATAAATAATCCCCAATTGCGTAAATACCCAATATCATATATTTCACTGTAGTTATCTATCATTTCATCAGTGCTATTCGCTTTTTGTTCAACAATACCTAATTTGCGTTTTAACATAATGTTAGTTCGTTTCTCTTTTTTAATTAAAATATCAAGTCTATTAAATACATCACTTATTTTATCTGTGTTTGAATCAACCTCATTCGATACCATAAATAAAGATGAACTTAATGTTGTTAAATTACTTTTAACATTTTCAAACATATTCTGATATTCTGGATAATTAGGGTCTTTATTATATAAAACAAAATATTTTTTAAAATCATCTAAAATATGTGGCATTTGTTGTTGTAATGTTATTACCTTTTCTATAAAATTTTTAGGCTCTTGAAAATCTACATTTAAAACATTGTTTTGACTATACATATTATTATATATATATTTCATTATATAATATTAATTAAAAATCTGACTTTTCATCAAAACTTAAGAGTTTATTAAAATAATCCTGAGTTTCAGTAAAACCTCCAATAAAAATACCATCGTTAAATACCATTGGAAATGTTTTATATTCTTTATTTGCTCTCTCTTTAATGAACAATAAAAATTTTTCTTTGTCTTCAATAATGTAATCATCACAATCAATCACTACAAAAAAAATATTCTTTTCAGCTAATAATTTTTTTACTTTTGTACAATTAGAACATCCACTTTTACTGTAAATGGTAAAACCAGTTTTTAATGGCTTTTCAATCTCCATTTATTATTTAAAAAAATTTATTTAAATAATAATTTTTTAAAGTTTATTTTATTTTGTTATACTTTTTTAAAGTATATTAAAAGTATATTAAATACAAATTCTATAATAATTAGCCTTAATAGATGTTTTACTAGGTCTAATTATATGACATAATTGTCCTGGTCTTAATCCGATTGCTCTTGCTACTGGGTCAAATCTTGAAATATCTGGGAATTGTACTTTATCTGTAATATTATACTTTTTCATAATTTCAATTACTTCACTTTCTAGCATTACAGTATGTTGAGGAACTAATTCGTGTTTTAATATATTAAACTGTAATCTTTTAATATTTTCAATGACAATAAATATGCCGTCTGACTCCCAAATATGTTTCAATTCATTTGTCAAAGTTTCATTAATTTCATCTTTTATAATTATGAATAAAGTATCCTCTTTTTTTAATATTTCTTCTAAATTAAATAAATCATCTATCATTTCCTGAAGGTTTGCTGCTTTAATTGTTTTCCCTAAATAATAACGGATATAAATTTTATTTTTTCTTTTAGTGACTTGGTCTTCTTCCTTTTTCTCTAAAAGCATATCTAATTGGTTATTTTGCTTCATTGAATTCACTTCATTAATACTAAAATTTGAATAATCTTCAGTATTATATCCTTGTGTTTCCATTAATTCTAAAATTATTTTTCTAGAATTATAGACGGTTGAAATCATGGCACTTGAGTTTTGGCTTGTCATATTATATTATATTATTAACATAAACAATTATTTTTATTTCAATTTTATTTAAAATATTATTTTTCTAGAATCATCTGGATTACTAGAAGGTGCGACATCTTCAGAAATATTTACTTTTTTTGTTTCACTCACACTTGTTTCTTCATCCTTTTTCTCTTCTTTTGGGGTTTCAGTTGGTTTGTCAACATCTAAAATATTTGGGTTTATTAGTATTTCTTTTTGTGGTGGTGTAGTTTTTTCTAAACTAGGTACAGACGACGAACTTGATTCAGTAGCATCTTGAATTGGAATTCTTGTAAATTGTTGAGTTTGTTGTAGATTATGCATATATTCTGCAGCTGTACCAGGAGGTGTTCCAGGAGCATATGGAGGTGTTCCAGGAGCATA